TCTTAATGACCTTCCTCAATATTTTTCAACATTATGGTAATTTAATATAATATTTTTACTCATGGAGGTAATTAAATGGCAATAGACAATGTAATTGACCCTACTAATTGTAATCCTTACTCTACTGCTAGTGGCGACAATAAACGTGCTTGTCCTAAAGCTAATATGGTAGACATTAAAGCTGAGATCCGTAGATCTCTATTAATCTCTTTCGTATTCTCTAATCCAGATGATAACTATAAAGTTCTTCTTTCTGAAGGTGCTAAAGAAATCTGGGAAATTGATTATGTAAAAGATGGCGAATTGAAACGTGCTGCTGGTAAAGTACGTAACTTTGAGTACTGGACTAATAAACACATTGGTCTCTCTACTTACTCTGCTAATGGTGTAATCCAACGTGATGAAAAGATCGTTGTTAAATTCGATGCTTCTATCGACTTCAAAAACCAACTTCTTTCCATTGACGTTCGTAACATTCGTGGTTTGAAACCAGCTGGCGTAATTGAAGATTCTGAATTGAGTCAAGATTCTGCAGCTAACTTCATTAAAGTATCTAAGAATGCTTATAACTTCCTTAAAGTTGCATATCCTAAAGAATACTCTACAATGACTAAATTAGACAATACTTTGAATACTGATGATACTGAATATACAGACTATATGTTTGACGGTGCATTGGCATTGAATGAATTGGCTCCATTGAATATGAAGAAAGTTAAATCCACAAACTATATGTTTAGAGATAATCAAAACTTACGTCAAGTTCAATTGACTACATCTGATGCATTGGCATCCACAAAAGGTATGTTTGAAGGTTGTTCCAAATTGGAACAAGTTGAAATCAGTACTCATGGTGTACAAAATGCTGAAGCTATGTTTAAAGGATGTCAAGCATTGAAAGCATTGAAATTGGATGTATCTTCTTTGACTACAACAAAAGAAATGTTTAAAGATGCTACTGCATTGGCAACTCTTCGTGTAACTGGTAAATTAAACACTGGTCTTGATTTGACTAATTGTCCATTAGACCAAGATTCTATTGCATCTGTATTGAATTCCTTGAATGATAATGGTCCTGATGAAGATAAAGAAGTTCGTTTCAGAAATGAAACTGTTGCTGGTACATTGAAAGCTACTTTCGATGGTGCAACTACTGCAGGCTGGGTAATCTCTGGTCTTACTTTCACTGAAACTCATGCAGATAAAGAAGATGAAAACTTAGGTAAAGATTTAGTTGATGCATACGAGGATGGTAGAGACAATGGACCTACTCATGAAGAAACTCACACTGAAACTCCTAACAATTCTGAAACACATACTGAACAACCAGCTACACCTGGTACTACAGAAACTCATGAAACTTCCACCGTAACTCCAGTAGAACCAGCTCATGAAGAAACACATACAGCTGAACCTACTCATGAAGAAACTCACACTGAAGTAACTCCAGCTCCAGAAGAACATCATGAAGCTACTCCTAGCACTGGTGAAACAACTGTAACTCCAGCTCCTGCTACTCATGAAGAAGCTCATACAGAACAACCAGCTGCTCCTGCTCCAGAAGAACATCATGAAGCTACTCCTAGCACTGGTGAAACTACAGTAACTACTGGTACTACAGAAGAAACTCACACAGCTGAACCAGCTCATGAAGAAACTCATACTGAAACAGCCCCTGCTACTCCAAGTACTAGTGAATCTACAGTAATTACTGAACATCCAGCTACTACTGGTGAAACAGAAGCTCATACTGCTGAACCAGCTCATGAAGAAACTCACACTGAAGTAACTCCTGCTCCTGCAACTACAGGTGAAACTGTTGCTGTAACTCCTAGCACTTCTGAAACACATACTGAACAACCAGCTCCTGCTACTCATGAAGAAGCTACTGTAGCTACTACAACTCCTGCTGCTACTCCTAGCACTGAAACTACTACAGTAACTACTCCTGAAACAGCTCCAGTAGCTGGTACTACAGAAGAAACTCACACAGCTGAACCAGCTCATGAAGAAACTCATACTGAAACAGCTCCAGCTCAACCAGCTGCTCCAGCTACTACTGAAAATACAGCTTCCTCTACAGCTACAAATTCTGAAAGCGAAGAAGAATTAGACCCTAATATGATGCTTGACGCTTATAATGAAGGTGCAAACTAATCATTTGGGAAATATTCTCAGCCCTAATTTTTCGAAACATATTAGTAGCGAGCATAATGTTTGTTCGTTAGAATAATATTTTGAAAGGAGAAATCAATAATGGCTCTTTCTATTCAAGCCCAATTGAAAAAAGTATTGGCACCTTTTGCTAAAGCAGTTGGTGTTGATATTAAAAAATTAAAAGACAGTAAACAAGATAAACTTAAAGCTGGTGCTAACATCCAAATTACTGAAGACGGTACAATCTCCGCTACAGGTTCTGGCGAAGCTGCTGATTTAAGTGCTTATTCTACTACTGAACAAGTTACTACTTTAATTGATGGTAAAGTTGCTGGTTTAGTTAAAGCTGATGCTTTAGATACTAAGTTGGCTAACTATGCTACCAATGCTGCTGTATTAACTCAATTAGAAGGTTATGCTAAAACTACAGAAGTTCAACCTAAATTGACTGCTGGTGAAGGTGTAGCCATCTCTGAAGCTGGTGTAATCAGTGCAACTGTTGCTGCACCTGATTTGACAGGTTATGTAAAAACTGAAGCTTTGGAAACTGCTTTAGATCTTGGCGATCTTAATTTGGTTGCTGAATATGAAGCTGGTAAAAATGGTACTGCAACTACTGAATCTGCTGCTTCTAGTGAAACTACAACACATGGTGTACAACCATCTGAGCATTCTTTATAATAGCTTAATCTAATAAAATTGAATATACAATAAAGTAATACTAATGAGAGATGATCATTACGATCATCTCTCCTTTATTTAAATTTATGAAAGGAGAAATCTAAACATGGCTGAATTTAAAAAAGCTATTGAGAAAACTCTTAAACCTTTTGCTCGTAAAGTAGGTTCTGATATTAAAGGTATTGAATCTAAAGTATTTGCTGGCAAACCAATTAACGTAGTAGAATTCGGTATTGATAATACTGGTGCTACTGATGTGACTGCAAAGTTAAATGAGTTATTTAAAAAAGTTCATGCTGAAGATTATACAGAAGTAATCTTCCCTGATGGTACATATAAGATTTCTGGTCCAGTTAATGTAACTGCCCCAAGTGATCGTAAGAAATATGTATATATCCATGCTCAAAATAGATATAAAGCTAAAATTGAAATGCATGGCACTAGAGAACAAACCCCTGAAGGGTATAGTATCTATACAGGATTCCAATTACAACCAGAAAACTTTGAAGCAACTACAACTCGTGGTTATAATGTAAGATTTGATGGATTTGTAATCGAAGGTCATGAACTTCCTGCAGATGAAACTAATCAACAAGCATCTACTTCTATTTATGCTATTGCTTCTTCACAAGAAAGTCATGATAATTTCAATATTAGTGAGTATGAGTTATATAACTTTACTTGTACTAATATGGAATTCATTAATACATATTATACTATTAACTTAAACTATAATATTTTTGATGCTGATTTAAAAAATATCTATATTGATGGTGCAGAGTATCCATTAGATCTTAGTTCTAATTATTCCAATAATAACTCGTTAGATAATATCACTATTAAAAACTGTAATAATGGTACAAATGTCAGTATTAAATGTAGTGTTAAGAATATCAATATCATTTATGATAATGAATCTATCTTTGCTAATAATAATATGCCTAGTCATAGTTTTAGTCCATATTTGATGTCAAATGTATCCATTAAAGGATTCTATAATCTTACGTCAGGTATGTCTGTTCTATCAATTAATACTCAATCAAGTACAATATCTGATATTAGATTAGATTTGAAACCTACTGGCACTGATAATATATATCATTATGAAAGTTATGTACCTTCATTTATCGATTTCAGTCAATCTAGTTCTGAATCTGGGTTGGTTAATGTATCTGATGTTACATTTGAAAAGTTTGAAGAAAACTTTGCTAGTGTATTTGAAAAAGTACCTAAATTTGCATTCTTTGACTCTAGTATTCCTTTATCGTTACATAATGTATCTGAATCTGATCATTTAAAATTCTTCAAAGAAAAAGCTATAACTGTTACTTATGAAAAGGCTGGTTCTTATAATCTAAATTATAATACCAAGAATGAATCTTATAAGCCAAGACCATATCTTGGTACTGACCGTAATATGAATGGTACAGATCAAGCATTATCTAGTGCATTTGGAGCAATCTATTTAGCATCTTCTGAAGGTACTCCGTCAACTGGTAAGAATAATGAAGATTACTCTGAAAACACTGCAGGTGTTAGAGGTGATATCTTTACTGAATTAGATCCAGAAAAGAATGGTCACTTTGCATATGTATCTACATATGAAAATACTACAAAGACAACTATTTATATAAGAGAATCACCAATAACTTCTTTTACATATAATTCAGATGATAAGACATATACCGCTACATTTGCAGAATTGCCAAAATTTAAAAATGGCACTATGGCTAATAAGATAGTTAATGTTGGAAGTATACTAGAAAATCTAGAATCTGGATCACTTGAATTTGAAATCACTGCAGTAAATGAAGATGCTAAAACTCTTACATTAAAACCTTATGAAGAAAATAAACAAGGATATGCTTTTCCATACACTATTGATGCTACTGGTACTACTGGTGATCCTGTATTCGCAAATGGATTTAAAATAATCCCACGTAAAATTAACCGTATGAAAAATATGACATACGTAACTGTACCAATTATTCATTCTGGAGCTACCGAAAACCGTCCAACTGAGCACTTAGTTGTTGGTCAAATGTATTTTGACACTACTATAGGTGCACCTGTATTCTGGAATGGTACTGAATGGATTCAAGGTAATAATGGTGGTAGTGGTGGTTCTGTAGATACATCTAATTTAGTAACTAAATCAGAACTTGAAACTACATTGAATGCGATCAATGAAAAGCTTAAAGAATTACGTGGAGGTAACCAATAATGCCAGACACTTCTAATCAAATCATTCAAACACTAGAAGCTATTCATAATGATATTAAAGCTGCTAAGAATACTTTAAAAGAAAATAACGTAGAGTTGGTTTCCAACTCTACTTCCACATTAAGTACAGAGATTAATAAGATTCCTACTGCTATTAAGGAATCTAGAGAATTATTAGGATTCAATAGTGGTTCAATGTCTTTAAGTGGTGGTTTCTTATTTGATCCTAGATCATCTTATATAGATAAAGTAAATGCTACTATATTAGAAACTGACGATGGTACATATACTGTACCTAAAAATAAAGATTTTAGATTATCATTATCAAAATTACCAAATCCAACAGATTCTTCTAAAGCTACAATGACATCTCTTGGTTATTATAAATATAAATTAAATGCAGATCCTTCTAATATTTCTTCTGTATTAAATAGATTAACTA